GCGGCAACACTGGTGCGGTTTCTGCGTCTGTTGGTATCACCACAGGCAACGCAATCGCCATCTTCGACGGCATCTACAACCAAATCCCACAGGCCATCTTGACCAAGACTGACCTCGTAATCTTCTGTGGTTGGGACAACTTCCGTACGTTGCTTGGTGCGTTCAAATCAACCGCTAACGTCCTGTACAACCAAGTTGACTTGGCTGGCCTTGCGGATGGCGACATTATGTATCCCGGCACAAACGTCCGTGTTATTGCAGTCCCCGGCTTGACTGGAACAAACCGCATCGTTTCGTCTTACCTCGGCAACTTCTTCTACGGAACCGACTTGTTGTCCGACGAAGAGCAGTTCTCGATTTGGTTCAGCAAAGACAACGATGAAGTCCGCTTCCAAGCAGCCTTCAAAGCAGGTGTCCAAATCGCTTACCCCGACTTGGTTGTTGACTTCCGCTTGACCTAATGTGTAGGGGGGAGGGAAACCTCCCCCTGCTTTTTGTTCTCTTGAAACTTAAAACCCAAATACACATATGTCCTGCTCCTTAACTACTGGCTACGCCCTCGGCTGCCGTGATTCCGTAGGTGGAATCAAAACAATTTACGTCCAAGGCTGGAATGCTACGGGAACCGTTAACACTAATGGCTCCGGTACTGTTACAGGCTTCACGGGTTTCTCTTCGGGTTTCTACGAGTACGACTTGACCAAGGCTACGTCATCTTTGACCGAAACCTTAAACGCAAGCATCGAGAACGGCTCGATTTACTACACCCCTGAGGTTACCTTTACCATCAACAAACTGCAAGTCGCAGTACGCAACGAACTCCGCCTGCTTGCTCGCAACCGCTTGCTGGTCATCGTCCAAGACAACAACAACCGCTATTGGGTGTTGGGTGCTGCGAATGGCCTTGAGGCAACTGCTGGAACTGCTGGCAGTGGTACTGCATTCGGAGATAGAAGTGGCTACGAAATGACGCTGACAGGGATGGAACCCGACCCAATGCTTTTGATTGTGTCAACAACTTTTACACCGTTGGCCACACAAATCGCAGGTTCGTAGTATCTTCGCGTCAGGTTTTCATCATCTGAGGTTTGAGAGGGGCAGTCAGCAATGGCTGCCCTTCTTATTTTTACCCCATGAAGATTTGCATCGTTTACAACGCCCATCCAACCGGGTGCAGTTATTACCGACTCGAAATGCCGAACGCTTACCTTGGCGACAATTACCCGGAGTTCGATTACGTCTGCGTTGAGAACATCACCACGATTAGCGACGAGGGATTGAAGTCGATTGACCTGTTCCTGTTCAGCCGGCTTTGGTGTCAGGGAACCATGGAGCAAGTTGAAAATGTTTACAAAGCCCTGACCCAATACGGAGCGAAAGTCATCCTTGACTTGGACGACTACTGGGTGCTTGAATCGGGCCACATCATGTACAGGCACTATCACCAAACCAAACTCGCAGAGGTCATCCGTAAGCACATCAAATTAGCCGATTGGGTTACCTGTACCACCGAACACCTTGCTGCCCGCATACGGCCTCTAAACGCCAATGTGAGCATCTTGCAGAACGAACCCTACGAAGCGTATCAGCAATTTATTCCCAACCCGGAGGAAGAACCCGACAAGCACCTCGTCAAGTTCGGTTGGTTCGGTGGGGCGCAGCATGGCGAGGACATGGAACTGCTCCGTGAGGGGATGCAGAAGTTACGCTGGGATGCAAACTTGGACGGCAAGTACCGCCTCTATTTGGGAGGGTGGAACGACAATAACCCGGTATATGAGGGCTACGAGAAAATCATCAGCGACCAAGGGAATAACCCGAACTACGGACGCATTCAGGCAGCGGATATTTATTCGTATGTCGGGGGCTACAACTTCGTGAACGTAACGCTTGCACCGCTCCGGGACACCAAGTTCAACAAACTCAAGTCCGAGTTGAAGGTGGTCGAGGCAGGGTGGATGAACAAAGCGATCATCGCAAGCGAAACCATCCCCTACACGGACGTAATCAAACACGGGGAGAACGGGTTTCTCGTTCCTTACAACAAGCCCAAGGACTGGTACAAGTACATTAAGCAGTTGATTCTTGACCCCGACCTTCGCAAGGGCTTGGCTGACAACCTTACACGGGACATCAAAAAGCAGTTCAACGTGGCCGAAACCGCCAAGAAGCGGGCCGAACTATACAGGCAGATTGGGCGCAAATTGTGAAATTCGGGGGCATCGCACATTTACAAGCAGATGCTTTACCTGAACCCTGACACGACCAACACGATAACGGTTACTTGGACCGAGCGAGCCAGTACTGGGGACCGCTACATCTTGCGACTAACGAGCATTGCCAAGAACACCACGACCGATTTCACCCTGCTGAAATCTGCCAACCTTTCCAACTATACCAACCGCTATGACCAATTTTCGATTGCCGTGGGGTCGCTTGAAACAGGCTCGTATCGTTACGAAGTTTACGATACCAATAGCACGGTTGCCGCTGCTTTGGCGGTCGTTGAAACGGGCTTGGCTTTTCTACAAACCGCAACGATAGGCTTCAACACCTACGCCAATTCCATCCAGTACACCGTCTTCGGGGCATCCGACGAGGGTGTCTTTGACCTAACCTTTGACTCAACTTTTGCCTAATGAGCGTACAAACACGAAGCCAACTCCAAGGGAGTGCTGCTACCATTACCAACGAAACCGCTGCCGGGGCGAACACCGCTGCACGGGTGGGCGGTTTATTTGACGACCTTGCCGATACTGCGACCCTGAACCGGGAACGGGGTTTTGGCTCATTGACCGTTGTATCCAATACCAACTTCACTCCAACAAGCAATGCAGCCGCTAAGTTGACGATTGCAATGGATGAGGGGATTTTGTCAACCTACAACTTTACGATTAACAAAAGCACCTGCGTGATTACTTACACAGGCATTGCTGGGGCTGCGTTGAAGGTGTCTGCAAATATGACCTTTTCGGCAAGCAACAACAGGGAATTTGACTGGTACATCGCCAAGGGAGGCAATACGATTGCATCCAGCAAGGCAGGGGTTACAATGAGCCACGACAACGGCCATGCGGTCTATTCTGAAGCCTACCTCACCGCTGCGGTCAACGACGAGTTTACCATCATGATCAACTCAAAGAACTCTGCTGAACCCATCACGATTCAGTCCCTCAACTTTACCGCAGTAACGCTATGAGTAATAAATCTACTCAACACTTCACCCAATGGCTTGGGATAGAGCATAAGGTCCCCGTGATGCTGGAGAACCGCTCCGGCAAGTACATCACCTACGGCTTTGCGAACGAATACCCCTACTACCTGCTTGACAACTATCGCAGGTCCTCAAAACACAACGCCATTGTCAACGGCAAGGTGAACTACATCATGGGCGGAGGCTGGCAGGCAGGGGATGACTTGACCGTAGAGCAGCAGGCCCGATTCATCAAGTTTTTTGACGGACTTTCCAGCACGGAGGACCTGAACGACATCACCGAGAAACTGGTCCTTGACTTGGAAATCTTTAACGGCTTTGCGGTTGCGGTTACTTGGTCCAAACTTGGGACCATCGCCAAGATGGAACACATCCCCTTTGAGAAAATCCGGGTGGACAAGGAAGAAAAGATGTTCCAAGTCGCTGATTGGTACAACGATGACATGATGCAGTTGTTCCCCAAGGTCGGGGACATCGAGAAGATTCCTGCATTCGACCCGGAGAATCGCCTCGGAAAGCAGTTGTTTTATTACAGGGTCTACGCAGCAGGCGTGAAGCACTATCCTTTGCCGGAATACATCGGGGGGAACGCTTGGATTGAGGCAGACGTACAGGTCGCCAACTTCCACAACAACAACCTGCGCAACAACTTTTGGGGCGGTTACTTGATAAACTTCAACAACGGGATCCCGACCCCCGAAGAACAGGGCGACATCGAAAGGCAAATCAAACGCAAGTTTTCGGGAACCGACAACGCTGGTCGCTTCGTTGTAACCTTCAACGACGATGCTGCAAAGGCCCCGACGCTGGAACCGCTCACTCCGAGCGACATGGATAAGCAGTTCGAGATATTGAACAAGGCCATTCAGCAAGAGATATTCATCGCACATCGTGTAACGAATCCAGCGTTATTCGGTGTCAAAACCGAGGGCCAACTCGGAGGAAGGACTGAATTAGTCGAGGCTTACGAACTATTCAAGGCGACCTACGTCAACGACCGGGTGCGCAAAGTGGAGCGGATGATTAACTACCTCGGCTCCTTCAATGGAGTGGAAGGTATGGAACTTATCCCCGTGGAGCCTATCACCGAGCGACTAAGCGAACAAGCCCTGTTGCAGATAATGACCCAAGACGAACTTCGGGAAAAGGCAGGTCTGCAACCTTTGGAAAAGCCTGCTGACGTGGTTGGACCTAACCCCCAACCCGACGAGCAACCGCAAACCGTGGAGCAACTTGCCAGCAACGACAACATCAAAAAACTATCGGGCCGTGAGTACCAAAACCTGATGCGTATCGTGCGTCAGTACATGCAGGAAAAAATCACGCTGGAGATGGCTCGGACCATGCTATCAGCCGGCTTTGGTTTGTCATCCCAAGAGATTGACACGATGCTGGGTGTTCAGTCCCAAGAGTTCAGCGAGCCTCAATGGGGCGAAGAGGACGACGAAGATTACGGCTGGGGCGACGAAGAGTTCAAGGTCTTGGAGGTCGTTGCAAGCAAGTTTGGTTGTCATGCAGACGATTACCATGTCATGCACTCCAAGCCGATGCGGTTTGACACCGATTTAGACGACCAAGTGCGACAGGCCTTTGCCGAACTTGGAGAGGAAGAGAAAGAGTTGGACCTGAAGATTGAAGCCTATCGCAAGAAGAACCGGGACGCATCGGTTGAAGAAATGGCGAAAGAGTTCGGTGTCAGCAAGGCGAAGGTCGCTAAGCGTATCGCTTACCTTCTAACCAAGGACCGCTATCCTGTTGCACGGGCGGTTGACAACA